CCCTCCTCATGCAGTGCCTGCCACTCGGCAAGCGTCATGCCGTCATAGCCCTCAGAGTCAACTCGCGTTATTGACAGGCTGAATGATGGAATCTTATGACCGTTGGAAAGTGAGTAGCTCTCACTGACCTGCACGTCCGCAGGGTAAGAGCTGCCTTCCTTGGTTCTGACGTTGCAGATACCCGCATGTTCTGCGAGCCTCCGCAGTGATTCAATAGTATCTATGTCTTCCGTGGCGATAGCTACGGACTGCACGGTCCCCGTCCGCTTAACTGCGGGATTCCAATCACCCTGCACAGAGCCTCCCAGATATGCGGTCTGTTTAAAGTCCTTCGCCCACTTGTTGGAAAGGTCAAGATTGTATTCCAGGGCGACCCGTCCACCATCAAAGTCAATGATGCTGTAGTCGCTCTCGACTTCTGCGGGGATATCAACCCATGCAATCTCACCGTCTGTGGTGGTGTAATCGCCGTCCGCAGTTCTGGTGACGAGCCTGTAACCGCCCCATGTTCCAATGGTTGGATATGGGTCTACATAGGTCTGCCCGAACGTTGCACCGGAATAGATGAGCCTCGGCTTGTCTACGGAAAGTCTGTAGATATCGCATACATCCGTGGCAAGTGCACCATCTGGAGCGGTCGGCGTGATCATGGCGGCGATATAGTCCGCATCTGCGGTCACTGTCCCATCTGGAATGGATGCCTGATGCGACCAGTTGACATTGAAGTCTATGGAAGCCTCCGCACTCTGTCCGAGCTCGTCCGTAACGGTAGCTATGAGTGTGTACCCTGCCCCGTCATCCAGATAGCCGAGCAGGTCATCGGAAGTGATGGTCATCTGCCCATTCCCGCCCTGTGTGACCTGTGCGACCGTCTCACCCTCGAATCCGTTGAAGGTTGACTCATCTGGGCGGTCGATGTGGTAAGCGTCACGCCTCACGATGGAGATGGTCGTTGTGCCGCCCTCCGTGGCTCCTGTGGCTGTGACTGTGAGCGGGAGTTCGGTCAACACTGTTGTGGTCACCGTTTCGCCGTCAATCTCTTCGGATTCCGTGCCAAGCGATGTCTGTGTGATCTCGCACGCAATCGGCTCAGCAACGACCACGGATACAGCGTCGGACCAGTCTGTCACCTTTCCAGAGGCCGAAGTCACCCTCACCGCAAGAGCGTGCTCCTCGCCTACCGTCCAGTCGGATGTATTAAGGTCCACCTGCTGAGCGGATTTGACTGTCACAATCGGTACGTAGTTCCGCTCATAGTAACCACTCGCGCTTCTGTAGGTTCCGCTAAACTCGTAATAAGGTCTTGTATGCGGATTTCCTGACGGTCTTGCCACAATGCTGTATTTATATGGGCTAGCCACAGTCCCTGACCCAGAACGTGTGTAGTAAGTCTTTCTGCTATTTACTGACGTGTCGGCAGATAAACTATATACGCCAAGGTCGATATAATGATATTTATTATTCGTATCCTTAGTGTAATACCTCTTACCCGCTATCGCTGTTGAGTCAGTTGTCGAAATATACGTGGCGTCTGGCTGTGTCGGATCAATGCACTCTGCAACCTTCGCGCTTGCTTGGGGCGTGCCATCTGTTGATACATACACCCACGAAGCTGTCAGTTCCTCGCCCTGCGTGACCACACCAGAGGATAATGACAGTACTGGCGTAATCGGAGCAGACGCAAGGTCGATGCTCTCAATGTTGGAATATGTGCCATACGTGGCATCATCATCCGTGCCGACCATAAGTCTGACCCGCACATACCAAGTCTTGCCCATCTCCAACCCGCTGATATTCCACTGTGGACTGTGAGTATTTCGAATGATGTAAGTCTCAGGCTCCGCTGTGCTCTCCCATGCGTCCTCATGGTCTGCCCATGACAGCTCTGCGGCATCCGCTTTCTGCCATGCCCAGTCAAAGGCTACCCGGATCGTGCCTTCGATGTCCGTTGTGGAAAGGGTAACGTCACTCGGTGCCTGCGGAATGGATCCGCCATAGCTGACCCAATGAGCCGAGTGCATCTTAGCGTTGACCGTGTAAGTCGTGAGGTTTCCAGATGTTTTGGCTCTGTACGACCCAACGACCGCCCGCACCTTGAAGCCATAGGCAGACTGCCTCGACCAGTTCGGACACTGCACTGTGACCGACCCTGAAGCGCCCTGAGCGACTTGGATGATGCCTACCGCCGTTCCTGCCGTGTTCTTTGCGGTAATATATCGCACTTCCAGAAATCCATCTGGAATCTGCGACACATTTGTTGCCGTGACGGTCGCTCTAAAATTGGTGTCATCGATATCCGTAACGCTCAGCCCCGTTGGGTCTGCCATCTTTCCGACAACCGCAGTCTTAGCCGCTCCGTAGGTCACGTTTCTGTCATGTTCTGTATTCACTCGCACAAACAAGCACTGGTCCGTGCTGACTGTTGTGTCGATCGAAAATGCAAACCGTGCAGCGTTTACCGTATCCCTGACCGTCCCCGCATCCGTCCATGTGACGGAATCAGGGCACTCCATGTTGTAAGTTGGAATTGCCAGACAGTACTGAATCGTAACCTTGTCCACCGGATGAGCTGGCGGACTTCCGACATTAAACGAAACCGTGCAAAGATACCCGCCTGCGTCCGTCTGTTTGGTACTGACGTTGCTGATCTTGGCTTGATTTGGACGGGCGTAAACATGCTTGGCGTATTTCCAAGCGGACGCACCCGCCGCACCTCTGGCACGGACACGCACCCAACGCGTATAGGATGCGCCTGCAAGTCTTGAAGGCTCTTCAGTTATTGAGATAGAGCCTGTTGCCCCTGTCGTGTCTGTCCGCCATCCCGCATTGCTAGACTTCCAAGACAGTTTCGAGCCGTCTGTCTCCCCCGATTCCTTGACAAGAATGGTTTGATACTCGCAGTCGGCGAAATGGACATGGCTTTTGACGTCCACGGTCTCTGACCAGCTGAAGGTAGTGACGTTGGAGTAAGTGCCGGAGAGTGCCGCCGAAAGTTTCGGAGTCGCAGGCTTACGGATTTCAAATTCCTTGTAAACCCACTCTGACATGGTCGGATCAATGGTGACCTCCACGGTCTTGCCGTTGACCTTCTGATTTTCTTTGTATGATGTCCGATTGCCACGAAGAGCAAACTGGACGCGTGTCAGATATTTGGTCTTATGTGGGTAGTAGTTGTTATAATTGACCGTGCCTGTCTTGGATGTGGATTTAGGACCGATAGTCAAATCTTCAAACGGATCCAAGTTCGGTCTGAACCTGCACGTCTGACCGTCTCCGTAATCCTTGTCTCCGACCTTCCAAGACAGCACGAACGCATTTTTGTTTCGAGTGATAGCCAGCCCTGTTTGAGGCTTGGTCTTTACCGCATCCGCCATTAAGCTGTCCTCACTTTCAGTTGAAGTTCACGGACGAGACGGTCTGCGTATTCCTCTGGACCCTCTTCCGCTCCGTTTACAGTTGTGTAGAAGTTGTATGTAGTGCCGCCGCCGACCAGTTCCTTCAGTTTTTCGGTTCCGATCAGAAGCTCAGGCTGAGCTGCATCACCAACACCGATGATCTGCGGCGTGGAGAATAAAGCGCCGTATTCCGCTGCCTTTGCGTACCAGCTGACGGATACGCTTGGCGTGCTTCCTGTCTGGGCGTTGAACGAACCGCTCATGCTGAAGTGCGGGACGCTGATATGCTGTTTGATGCTAAGATTCGTTCTGCTGAATAACCGTGACAAACTGCTCAGACTGCTTGATGCCGTGCTGTAAGCCGAACTGAGCGCCGACTTCAGACCGCCCGCAAGATTGGCACCTCTCATGGATGCCGCCGCACTGGACATCGTGCTCTTAACGTTTGAGCCAAATTTAGTCAGCGTCTGTGCCGATGCGTTGGAAGCCTTGCTAAGCTCTCCAAGTGCAGTTGTCATTGATTTAAGTTGAGTCGCCGCTGTGCCTGCTCCGGATGCCGCATTGGTCACCTTACCGATGTTAGTGGCGACCGTAGCAAGCGTAGCGCCGAGATCGAAGACATTCGTTCCGGTGGTCAGACTTTTGATCGCTCCGGTGAGCTTTTCGAAGCCCGTGCCCGCATTCAATGCCGCGCCGCCAATGGAATCAACGACACCGCTGAGGGAGTCAAGTACTCCCGATATCGCACTGCCGATTGTTCCCGTAACATTCGAGATGCCATCGGAAACCGTTGTGATCGTGCCGTTGACCGTATCGCCCGTATTAGTGACGATGCTATTGATGCCCTCTGCATTACTGGAAACGGTCTCAACCAGTCCGCTGACTGCTTCTGTAACCTTAGCAATCCCAGTACACGCAAGGTCGATGCCGCCGCCGATTGCAAGAAGGGAAGCGCCAAAAACGCCGATGCCGACCGCCCCTGCTGTGAGTCCCGGCCCCACCGCCGAAGCAACTGCCATGAGCGCACCGATACCGATCGCCATGCCCGCGAGGGTTGCGATTGCCGGAGCACCCGCCGATGATACACGGATTGCTGAGTCTGCCAGAACGGAAACCGCCTGCGCCGCAATGTACAGAGCCGCCGCCGCTGCTACCATCTTGAGAGCCTGTCCTGCCATCGTTCCGAGAGAGCCACCTGCGGATGCCACTGGAGCTGCCGCTGTGGATGCCGCACCACCGAGACCGCCGAGACCACCTGTCAGCATTCCGATGCCGCCTGTGATGGTGGAGATGCCGCCGATGACTTTACTTCCAATCATGAGCAGAGGACCCGCAACCGCCGCAATGCCTGCGATTTTGATAATCGCATCCTGCATCCCCGGGGAAAGTCCATTCCAAGCTTCGGAAAGCGTCTTGACTCCGCTTGAGAGACCGCCAACCACGTCAGAGATGAGCGGGCCCGCCGCTGTCACAAGGTCTGCACCGAGCAGTTTAAGCTCGTTCAGAGTGGTCGTGAACTCATCCATCGGATCGAGTGTGCCCTCAAATGCTGCGGAAACATTTCCAGATGCATCGAGGGCATTTTCGCCGAGGACTGTGAAATCGAGCGAGCCATTTTTAACGGCATTGTAGACTTGGTCACCAGACTTTCCAAACAGGTCGTAAGCCTCTGTCAGACCATCCACGCCGTCCTTGCCGTTGACAATGGTGTCTTGGAGCTGTGCAAGTGCATCATTGAGCGGGATGCCGTCCTCTGCGGCGTTCTTGAGCGCTTTCCGCAGACCCGCCATAACGGTTGCTGAATCTGCACCAGACATCTCCATCTGACCCATGAACGCCGTAGCCTGGTCGATGTTGAGTCCTAAATCCTGGAAGGCTTGACCGTTCTGCACCAGTCCCGCCGCCAGTGTGTCTACGGATGCACCCGTTGCCTGCCCTGTCGCGTTGAGGGTGTCAAGCAGACTGCCCGCATCTTCCGCAGAGAGTCCGAACGCCGCAAGCGCTTTCTGGACGGAATCGACCGAACTGGATACGTCCGTGCCGTTGAGCTCTGAAAACTTAATGAACTGCGCCGATAACTGCTCTAGTGCATCGCCCGTCAGTCCGAATCTGGTGTTGACTTCACCGATTGTCGAACCGACCGTCTCGAAGTCTGTTGGAATGGTGCTCGACAGGTTGTTAAACACGTCTGTCATACCATCCAGAGCTTCACCGGAAGCGCCCGTCTTCTGCACGATGATGTCAAGCCCGGCATCGACTTCCTTCCACGATGCGACCGCCGCAACACCGACAGCCGCGAGTGGAGCCGTGACGCCTTTGGTCAGTGCGCCGCCCGCTTTGCCCATGCCATCACCGATAGCTTGGGACATGCTCTTGCCTGCCTTCTGACCGGCTTTCTGCGCCGCAGGATCAGCCGCCTGTTCCATCTGCTCTGTCAGACTCTGTTGAGCTCCTTGGAGCACTGGTGTGACCGTTATGGTGGCCTGTGCTACCTCTGGCATGCTTCGCCCTCCTTTCTTCTATCCATTGATGCAACTGGTCAACTGGAAGCGCACCACGTCCGAAGTGTTTCTCATCCTTATTCGGCTGTTTGCCCGGTCTGGGATAAGGTTTCGGACGCTTGGCGGGCTTCCCGGAGCCAATCGCCATTATATTCGCATTCAAAGCATTTAGAATATCAACGACTTCCGCAAGGATAGCATTGGTCTTCAGTGTGCTAGACCATGCCGCATATTCCGGGTACATCTGCCGTAACGTTGCGGAATCTAATTCTAAATTATCCAGAAAAGAATCGAGCGCCTCCCACGAGAGAGTGCGCCCGATGTCATCAACTGTGTAGCCTGTCTGTGTTATCAGGTCATATTCTATCGCCTTGCGGTTCTCTTTGACGGTCTTCGCAAGGCTTAGGATTCCCCCGTGGTGTTGTATCCGCTTTCAGCCTTCCACGCTTCCACGATGGAGTTGTACTGCCCGATGGTCAGCGTATCGAGCACCTTCTTCGGAATATACTTCTGCATAAAAATACGTGTGCCTTCGGCGGTCTCGAGCCCAACTGCTTCCTTGAACGTTAACTCGCTCACGAGCGGAACGTTGAACGTCTGGTCTCCAATAACCACTTCAAGCACCTTTGTCGGGGCTTCCTGCTGTACTACAAACTTTGCCATGGTTCCCACCTCCTCCTAATGTCTTACTCGCCTTCGTCAATGATCATCTTGAAGCCATCACCCAGAGCGGTGATAGTCGGTGTCCAAGTAATGCCTGCGTTCGGTGCAAACGCCACGTTGTCGACAGCTGTAACCTGTCCGTTGGTGCATCCGATAGCGATAAGAGCATCGCCGTCCTTCATGAGCCAGAGGAACGCTTCAGCGGGCGGAAGATTACCGTCAGACAGATTGACAGTAATGATCTTGCCATGTCCCGTTGCCGCTGCAGTTGTGGTCACATTGTCTTCGCCAACGACCGCCTTAAGTGCTTCCTCAGTTGTGTCCATGATCGGGGACTGAATCGTCTCGGCGTGGTCAGTAAGGATAACCCTTTTGATCACATTCGCCCAGTTTTTGAGATTCGTTGAAGACTTATCGAGTGCAAGCGTGATGCCTGCGTCGGTGACATCGCCGACTTCTGCCCACCCCTGTGCAAGCGTTTCACTTGGATAAGTCGGCAGAGCTGTGCCAGCCGGTGCGTGGTAGAACATGCCTGTTGCGTTACCAAGACCTAATTTAACATCCATGTCTTATACCTCCATAGATTTCTGATGTGCTACGATGCTGAGCCGTGCTGAGCACATAGCCAAGTCGGGCCTTACGGGGTCAGCACCCCATGAACCCGAAGAATTAACTGAAACATATCTGATATCGGTCGTCTGCTGTCTTGCGACCGTTTTCAAAATTGCGACTGCTGTATTTAAACAGCCAAGTGCATCCGCTTCCAATTCCGCACGGGCATCCAGTACCACCTCAAACGTGTCAATGGTGTTGGAGTCCGTACCGCCCACCTGCGTAATGAGGATATGCGGTAAGTCGTACTGGGCGGGGAGCGGTCTGCAATATGCGGTCACGTAGGGAGCGAGCGCCTTTCTGACCTCGTCCTCGATATCAATAGATTTGCTGATAATCATCCCGTCACCGCCTTACTGAGTATCTTATTCTCCGCTTCCTCTTTGGAAGTTTCATCGTCATTTGCGACAACCCTTCCAATGGGTCTGGTCACGCCGTAAGCGGAATCTTGGAACCGTGGTTCGTTGGACATCTCCACATGAAAGCCAGAGCCTTTGGTCGTATAGCCTGTTGCCCTCGATGCGATGGTCTGAGCCTCCGCCTCCACCTGTCCAGACAGACCAGACAAGCACTCGGCAAAACCTTCTGGGATAAATTTGATAGTCAACTTCGTAGCCATTAGCCTGCCCACCTTTCGATGCTCAGCTGAACATGGCTGACTCTGCCTGTCGCACTTACCCATGGCTTAGGCTCGCCGAGGATGGTGTAGATACCGCCCTCGAACTCGATGCGGTCACCTGCCTCAACGTCTGCGTTCGGCGGAAGATAGACCGTGTAGCCCTCGTTGATTCCGAGAACTCTGCCGTCCTGCGACAAGCCTGTTGTGGATGGCTGAACCGAACAGTTTCGGATAATTAGCCTGTCTGAATTGCTCCAATCAAAGATGGTCGAGCCTCGTGATTCCCTCTCGGTCGGGCGGATCCGCACGACGCTCTGCTGGCACCAACTTGGAATTGCCATTTAAAACACCCCTCTCAAGCGATATGGTGCAAGCACTTCCTTGTTGTCGTCTGCCAGCGCGGTCGCTCTCGCCGAGTTGGTCCATGTGGCGTTGTAGGTGATGGAAACGCCACCCGCCGTCTCTGACTGCACACCTGCGGATGATGCAAGCGCGTGCGTCACTCTGTGGGCAATGAGCTCCTGCACGCCTGTCAGCATCTCGAGCGGAACACCTGCAACGTATTCCACTTCAATCGGCGTGTACTGCCTTACGCCGTACCAGTCCATGGAATAGATGCGAAGTACGCCGTTAGATTCCAGAATAAAGCCTGTGACTTCCTCATCCCCAACCTTGACAGACAGGACCTCTGAAACGAATGTCGCAGGAAGCTGAATCAGCACGCCGCCGCCCACTGTTGCGACTCTCTTATCAAAGAATGTCATGATCAGCTTGCAAGGAAGTGCCGGAGCAACGTGCCACCCGCAGTAGTTACGAATAGCCGCCTCAGCCGCCCTGAGGTTGCCCTCGGTGCGCTCATCACCCGTATACTTTCCTGCCGTGAACTGGTCAAATGCCTCCGTGCCAAGCATATCCGGGAGCGTGTCTGCATCGGTGAGCGTATAGCCCCATGTTGTCATCAGGCTCATTTCTTCACCGTCTTTCTGCTTTTATTAGCGGGCTTGACCGCCTTGTTCAGCGATTCCGCCGCCTTTTTCGCCGGCTTGAGCTCGACAGCTTCTGCAGGCTGTTCGCCTTCCTCGAACTGCCACTCGATGCCTCTCCATAAATAGCTCTTAAGCATTGGATCACCGCCTTTCAAAAAAGGGAGGCACCGAAGTGCCCCCTGATCTATGCAACGTATTAGGACGCTGCCTTCGTGATCTTGCAGAAGCCTGCAGGGATGCGGGTCGCCAGAGCAAGACGCTCTTCTGCGCGGATCGTCATCTTGTTCTTGATGAAGTCATCCTGGTCGCTGTTGGTAGCTTCTACTCTCACGCCGCCCTTGCTGACGACAGAACCGCAGGACTTGAAGGAACCGACCCAGATGTCGCCCTTCGCGGAGCCGGAAACAGGAGCATCAACGAAGGAGCTGAGATAAACCGGCACGCCCCAGATCTGCCTGCCCTGACCGTCGGCGAAGTAGCCGCCGCCGATGTAGGCGTTCGTGGCGCTGAGTTTTCCAAGGCGGAGGGTCTGCCACACCGCCGGGTTCATGATGATCGCATCAGCCGCGAAGCCGGACTGCTCCTGCACGCTCATCATCTTCGCAAAAATAAGATCAGCGATTGCCTGCGCATCCGCCATGTCGCCGTTTGTCCAGCTAGTCGTGTCGGCCTGGATGCCGGAGGTGCCGGCGAGCTCAGAGAGCAGGAACGCTTCCTCTCTCAGTCTCAGATAGTTCAGCAGCCTGCCATTGATCGCGGAGGCAAGGAACGGTGCATCGTCGATGTATTCGTTTGTCTCTTTGATGAATGCGGCGATCTTGGTAAGCGCCACGGTGTGAGCAGTCGGATCCGCAAAGGAAACCTGCGGCTTCGCAGCGCCTTCTGCAGTGACGTCGAAGCCGTAAGGCTTGCCGGCTGCGTATTCAAGCGCGCCCTCTGTGTAGAACGTCAGTGCGTTGCCCTGGATCGTCTCAGCGCCGAACAGTCCGCGGAGATAGGTCTGCGGAAGGACTTCTGGGACGATGTTCCTGTCGATGTCAGTGACCAGTGCGCGGGGAACCTGCGGAGATGCGATGGTTCCGACCGCCATCGGATCGCTGTACGCCTTGATGAACTCAGGCGCGGAGATGCTGAACCTGGAGCCGTGAGACTCGGGCATGTTTTTAACAAAATGTTCGCCCAGTGTGCGGGCAGTCTTGACTTCGCTCATTGCGTCGTCCTCCTTTTCGTCTGTGGTGCCGATCATTCCGAGCAGTGCAGACTTCTTCTCCGCCTGCTGGACCTCGGCTGTCTTTGCTTCAATCTCTGCCTGGAGCTTCTCGCCTTCGGCGATGGCTTCGGCGTCATTTGCCTCGATGCGCGCTTTCAGCGCGACGAGGGCGTCCTGTTTGGACTTGAGCTCTTCTCTGAGAGTCATGGCTTTATACCTCCATGTTTTTGATGTATGTCAGCAGACTGTCTTTCTTCGGATTGCTCTGTGCAGGCTCCTCCGGTGCCCCGTTGGCCTTTGCTTTGTCCTCTCCGTCTTCCGGATCGTCTGCCTCATTAACCTCGTCATCCAGTAAGGAATTCGCGAGGGAAATGATCTGCCTGATAGTATCTTCGTCGGATTTGCGGTTCCGACGACCGGACTTGATGTCCGTCACCTCTGCCCTCGGATTTGCGGGGACAGGGACAATCGAGACCTCGAACAGTTCCAGCTTCCTTAGCTCGTTCGCTTTCGTGCCGTCTTCCAGTTCGACCGGACCGGCATCCAGAACGTCGTATGCGAAACTGAACTGATAGACCACGCCAGACTTGACGAGCTCACGCTTTTCCTGCGCCGTTGTGCTGTTGAAAAAGTGAGCGGTCATATGCGGGCCCTTTTCCGTATCCTCGATGTCATCCGGGTCGACTGAACCAATGATGATATTGAGGTCATGATTCCAACACAGCGGAAACGGATGCCCGGACTCTTTACGGGCCTTGATGGTTTCCGTAAATGCACCGGGTGCTATAACATCGCCGTAGCTGTCCGGGATTCTGTCGTATGTACTAAAAAAGCCGGAGATCGTTCCGGCTTCGTCTGCTTTTAATTCAAATGATTTGTAAAGGTGTTCCATGTTGCCCTCCTAATTCCATGTGATAATCACTTCTGTTGAACAGTTGCAATTACATGTGGTATCTGGGTCGCCGTTCTCATCGCCCGGCCAGTAACAGCCATTGGAAAACGCATCGTCAATAGGTACCGTTTCGCCGTTCATCATGGCGTGCTCCGGTCTCGGATTGAATCCCGTCACCCATCGCTTTTCGACCGTCTTCTCGATGCCCTGCGTTTCTGCCTGTTGCGGAGCCTCGTGGACCGCCGCCCACCCTGCTGTGGCGATGGCAAGCGACCGTCCGAAGGTTTCTGCGTCCTTGCTCTCGCGGACGTCAAAGACGTGCGCAGGGTCGTTCTCCTCGTCCTCATCGTCCTCCATAGCTTCGACAAGGCGTTTATAGGTTGACGCGTTAATAGCCGTTGCCCTGCCTTTTGCGAGCTCGTGGAGATAGTTCCGAGTGATACCTGCGTTATACTCAAAGCCGATCGCTTCGGCGGTTTCCTTGCCGTGAGCGTCTGCGATGCTGTTGATCAGCGGTTCAATGTCTTCGGTAAGCTCATCATTCCATCTGTCCTCGTCCCACCACTCAGCGGACTTGGCGCCGAGTTTTGGCAGGACGGATGCCCTCTGACGCTTCCAGAACTTCGACAGCACTTTCGCCATTTCTTTTTCTTCAGCTTCAGTCGACCGTGCTTTGACGCTGATGGTCTTGGGCGATGCTTTCCGCATCTTCGGCGGAGCGGATGCCTCGATGGTGGTCATCGGTTCCTGCTCTTCCATGTGCGTATCCTGCGGAGATGCCTGCCCACCTTCCAGAACATTCAGCGGAACAATGAGCTCGTCACCGCCCTCGAGCGGAGGCCGATTATCGTCTGCTCTTGCCTCGTTACGGGTTAGCCATGGACCACCAACAGCGGCCTGCATAATGCTTGCGCGTTCCTCAAACGAGCCTTTCAGTTTCTCAGTCAGATCAAATTCGACATAGGTGTCGGACGGTGCTCCAATCATTGGGAGTAAAAACGAGTTGATTCTCTGCTGAAGCATCTGGAGCACTGGGCCAAGACATTCGGCATACAGTGCGCGTGCGTTATCCTTGCTCGATGCGTAGGTCTGCGTATCAGAGTGCCACACCAGTGACGGGTTGATGCCATAAGCCGCCGCCACGGACTCTCTGGACAACTTAACGGATTCCGTCCACTGAGCCTCCTTGAAGCTCGTGCTGAACGGTTTGATTTCCATGCCATCCTCTAGCACTGGAATGGATCCGGCTTTACTTCCACCAGAGCCCCATGCCTCACGGAACGCTGTGACAAACCGCTTGCGGGCTTCGTCATCCCAAGGCTGTACGTCCTTCGGTCTGACAATCTGAGCGTTGAGCCTTCCAGAACTGTGCCAGAGCTGTTTGCGGAAGTTGCCTGCCTCGATCTGCTCTTGCAGAGTCTGTCTGAGTCCGCTGATCGGCGATATGTATCCGCCCGGGTTGCCCGGTGAGTATGTTTTAAACTGCACGAACTCGCTTCTTGGAATATCGAAGGTCTGCCCATCTCTCACAACCACTCTGATGGTCTCGTATGAGTATGCGTTGAGGGCTTTGGTGTCTGTTATCCACTCGCTCGGGATAATGCGGATCTGATAGCCGGAATCACTGTCTGCATCCGGGAGCACCCAGACATAGACCACACCGAAAACAAAATACTCAGCTGCCAACGCTCTGATGAACTCATAGCTTGTCTGGTCTTCGTTCGGCCTCCAAAGCAATTTAGCTGCTACGCTGTCCCGGTCTCGCTCCCTGTCCGTCTCACCATTCCGCCTGTAGACTTTCAGCGGTAGCTGTGCAATGGAATTGGTCAGGAAGTCAACCACCGCCTTTAGGTTGTCCTGACTCTGATAGAGCTTTTTAGCGGTGTAATTGAGCACCTGGGTCGGTGCGTCCCCGCCAATCTCATAGATATACACATTCGGGCGGAACATCATCCGCCATCTTTCTCTTATGCTCGGCATTATCCGCCTCCATTAGATTTTAAACAAATACGAGCGACGCCCCAGACCCATAAGCGGACTCGTAAGTTTTTGATTTTCCTTCTTGAATTTTTGTCGCCGCTGCGAACGCCACAAAGCACGCAAACAACGGCGCGATGTCGTCCGGGCTCTTGACTCGGTCGGGCAACTCAATGCCGCCGCCTATGTTCCGCATCTGCATCGTCTTGGCTGGAAGGTCAAGCACGGGCTGTTGCAGGTGGTAGACCCGGACGCCACCGCGAGACTCGTCTCCAGTCGCGATTATTGCATCAAAAAAGCGACCCCACCCGGCAGTGAGTTCGCCGCCTTCGATTGCTATTCGATTGATTCCATGTATTGTGCAGATTTGTTCTGCGAGACCGCTGACCGGTGCGCCGCGGCTCTGAAATGCAAGGTTCATTGGATGCTTAAAGGCTCTGGCTCTGAACCAGTCTTCGACCCACGCCGTGCCAACGCGCCTTGCGACCACCTCAATGTGGTAGTGACCATCCTCACGCATTCCACAGACCGCAATGGATGCCATGCGTCTGTCCTGCGACAGATCCACGCCGAAATAAAGCTCGGACTCCGGTGCAATCTGGCTCTGCATGTCGAGTCCTGCGTTCCATGCGCCGTCTGGGAACGGGCTCGGCAGTATCGTCTCGACCTGCTGACACATACATTCAGAGCGGAACTTATTCTCTGGAAACGTCTGGCGATTGGAGAGCAGCGCCCTCTCCGTGAGATAGCCGTACCCTAATGCGGGATTCGCCTGCGCCAATGCTTCCATGTCATCCGTCTCCGCACCATCTGGAGCTGACCACTCAAACAGACCGAGTGCGGTATCGTCCACACTTCCGCCGAAGTCATCCGCCTGCTTGTGCTCGATGACTGCGATAGCCTGTGAGCGGAGCTGTCTCAGGACGATGCTGTCAGGATCGCCCGCGTTGGAAAAACACATGATGATGCCATTCGGCTTTGCATTAGTTGAGGCGGCAGCTGCCGAAAGCACTTCAAAATCTCTTTGTTCACGAACCTCATCGAGAAGTACTAAATCATTAGAATCACCACGCCCCGCTCTTCGCGTTGGCGCTCCTACCTTATACGAGGAACCATTCTTTAAGATTAGCCTCTTGTTGCCATTTGTTCGTGACACACGCTCAATTTGTTTGGCGAGTTCTGGATTTTTCTCTTGTGCGGCAATTACTGCTTCCCACACTTCTTCAGCCTTATCGAGTGAAAGGCTTGTGCCAAAAATAGATGGAGCTTCCAAAATGTTCATAAAGAATGATGCGATAACGAAACTCAGTTTGGTTTTTCCATTCTGTCTCGCTATCATAATCAGAATCGTTCGGAATCTGAACGTCCATTTGACTTGCAAGTCACCGTTAATTTCCAGCACATGAATCAGTGCCCATTTTTGCCATGGATATAAATCTTCATCGAGGACTGTTTCCGCATATTCGATACACATGAAACCGAGACTCGTTTCCTCGGTCAGCTCGCGCAATGGCGGAGTGTACAGTCTCGGCTCTGCTTTACCGTACATTACACCACCTCCACTGCCGCATATCTCCACTTGTAACCGCCCGCAGTTTGACGCTCATTTCCCGCCTTTGTCTTTTTGTGATTCAAGACGTTACCGATATTTACACGGCAGATTCCTGTTGCACGAGATGCGGCACCAATGCCGTCATATCTCGCAACAACAACGCCATCAAGGCTTAACTGTTCCACTGCTTTCATTTGGAACGCGTGAGAATCCTGTGCTCGTTTCCGTGCAAACTCAGTGCCCTGTACACGCTTCTGTATTTCCCCAAAGCGTTCGCGGTATTCCTTTGTCCATCTGCTTTTATTCTCGCGCGATATACGCTCACGAGCTTCTGGATGGCTTACATAATAGCGCTTAAGCGTTGCGCTTTGCTTATTACGATTTCGAGGGTCTGCGAAATATGCCCGCTGTGCGTCCTGCATCGTTTGTATAAGCTCTGGATGCTCCTCAGCGACTTTCTTGCCACGGTCAGAGAATGTTTTTCGCATTGCTTCCGTAAACTTTGCCGCTCCGCAAATGCCGCCCGCCTCGATATTATAGCCACGTTCTGGGTTTGTGCTATCATACAGCCTTATATAATAGCGCTCCTTCTCGACCGCCTCTGCCTGCGTGAGTCCAGTTTCGATAATCTCATGTTCGAAACTATCCCACCCGTACTTGAGAATCGCGCGATAAAAATAGCGGTTCGATTCATAACCGTGACCGCTATTCCACCGCTTTTGTGGCTTCCTCTTTGTAATACCTATGTACACCTTGCCCGTTGGACTGACGTGCTTATAAACACAATACATGATGATACCTGCCTTTCGTATCGCCTTGAATAAATGGCTCAGAAACGGTCAAGGCATCACCGCTTTCAACCCGTCGGTCTATCCGAGCCATAATTTACATCATTTTGCCACCTTGAATTTAGAGCGGATAGCATCCAGACTGCTTTCCTCAGCTTCATCCGCATTGGATCCAGACAGTTCCGCATACATCCGAATGGCCTGCCCGTAATCCTTGACCAGCGCACGGAACTCGGAGACCTCTGGATTCTGCCTCAGCATCGTCTCACCTGCTCCCGTGGTGACGATCTGGGCGAGCGGCGCAGCCTTAAACACCTCTATCTCCATATCAATCTTTTCCCGCATCGCCTCGATTGCCATCTCAAGGCTCTGCATCTGCTGTTGCTTCTCCATACTTCCTCACCACCCAATTTTTTGTATTAAAAAAGCGCAACCCGTAGGTCACGCCTTATTAAGTATCTCCTCAGCTTCCGCTTTGCTCAGCTTATGTTTAATTGTTGCCCTGTAGTATACCCCGTAATCGCCGTCCCGCTTTTCCAGAACGACATACCATACATTCTGACCGACAAACGGCTCCAGCTCCTTGTACGCTTTGCTTCGCTTTCCAACCTCAAATATCAGTCGGTCCGTCTCGTACATCTGGATATTACCACCCGCACTCTGCAAGTAGCACGTCCCCTTGACCACTTCCTTGTCGCCTTCCACAGCAATTTTCACATTCTTCTCAGTAAGATTGACCTCTTGGAAGTAGCGATCCTTGAAGCGATCGTCCTCAACGACCGGAGTGTTATTGATCACTTCCACGCCCCGAGCTTCCCGCTTCTCTTTCTTTCCAAACAATCCATTAAACAGTTTCATTTTATCGCCCTCCTTATGGTTTTCATTCTACCATAGACGGCCTAAAAAATCACTGCACGTTTAGGGGAGGGAAAACACTGCGGTGCGGTGGTCTCGGATTTTTTGAGAATTTTCCAAGATTCCTTGGCCCCCTCCTACCCTGCCTCACCAGATCCTCGACTGCTGTCCGAGCGCGTTCTCTCCGTTCGTTCCATCACCTCTCGCACGGTTGCACGCTTTGTGCGATGCTTTGATATTATTTAAATCGAGTTCCAAGTCCGGGCGCTTGGCGACAGGCTGAACGTGGTCAGGTTCCCAAGACTGATCCGTGCTTGACGGCTTGACAGAGTAGTCGATGGGCTGACCGCATATCCAACAGACTGCCCTGACCTTCCTGTCCCGGTTCCAGGCTAGCTGTCTTACCTTCGGCCATGATCCTGCTCTGCTCATGTTAGTCAGTCCTTTCCGTGCGGTTGTGTGTGACTGCGTGGGAGTGCCCCGGGAGTGATACTAGGTAGGCTATACCCCCGGGGCTGTGAGGTTTCACCACGGCAGTACCCACTCCCCTGTTTGATATCCCCCGGGGTAGTCTGATAAAGAGACCCCCGGGGTACCTTAAGGAGAAGTATGGGGTATAGAAAAAGGCGGTACGCTTTCGCATCCGCCAATTTCCACGATATCATAATATCACATTTAACGTGCAATAATAGGCCATCTTTCAAAGTTCGCCAAGGTTGATTGCGATTGCACGGATGACCTTCTGGCATATCCTGTGCATCTGGCGTTCACTGTATCCCGATGCCTGCATGTAATCGTAAGGCAGTGCGGTGCGGACGCCCTTGCGGTGAGACCAGTAACGCATTCGGATGATCTCCACTTCAATCGGATCCAGTTCTGCAATGGCTGCGTCCACTGCCTTGACCTCTCGGCTGATGCGCTGATATCTTGGCGTGGACTCCATTTCCATTAATCGTATGGCTGAAGTTTGCGTGGGGTCTGCGTGTGCGGGCTTCGGACCAGAGCCTTTTGATTCCGGGTTACGAGTCGTAGCAATCTCAAGCAAACTGTCATATTCCTCTTTGGTTTCCGGATAACGTAGGAGCACGAAGCGAGCCTGTGTCCATGCGTCCTGTGGTATCCGGTGGTAACGTGGCAATGTGTATCACCTCTTTCCGTTTGGTTGAATGACTCCGTGCTTAACAAGATAGTCCGTCACATCAAAGCCCGTCTCTTCCTTGAGGATGCGGATGAACGCATCGAAGTCATAGCCCGCACGTGAGCGGTTGTCGAAGTCTTCAATGACACAGAAGTACTTGTCGCACACGTTGTCCATGAATCTGGTCAGCCGTTTCTTGCCGAAACCGAACGTGTCGTGCAGTGCTACAGACGGCAGGCACATCATGACAACGAAGGCTTTGTCGGTTTCACGCTGAAGCAGTTCGGCGAACTTGGTCTGCACGATCCTGTCCACGGATGCAGAGACCATCTTGTTGATTTCTTCTTGGGTTAGCGTGTAGACCTTCTGGGACTTGAGCTTGTCACGGTTTAATCTGCGGAGTTCTGCTCGGGTCATGTGTGATATAGTTGGAGTGTTCATTCGGTGCCACCTTCCCTCTGGTTCCATCGTTCTGCTATTCGCTTGTATACGCCTCCGAAGGTTTCGCCCTTCTGTATTGGCTTCACACGAGTGAACCTAATAATTGCTTTGCAATTCCTGCAGTACACTCCGTCAGGCTCCATCTCTATGTTTATGTTGTACTGAACCTCATTACCACAGAATGGGCAGGGTTTTAATTCTGTCATTCCTCATCACCCTTCCTTCATCCACTTTGCATACGCAGAACCGTTCCACCCGCAAGAACACCAATACTTGTATTGGCACGGATAAGATGTCAATACGACTGTGTTGTCCAAATAGATGTTCCTGCCACATCTGGGGCAAGGTATATCCGTCTGTACCTGACCATTGTAGCTACTTGATATGTCCGTATTAAGAAAGTCTTCCCATGTCATTCCTTATCACCTTCCTTCGGTTTATTCGCTTCATAGACCTTCTGCATGGATTCGAGCATCTCGCAAAGCACAACATACTTTGCTTTTGTTTCAACCAGTTCATCGTAAAGCCGTCTTTTGATTTTGACGTATTCAGACATAAACATCATTCACCTTCCTTCCCTAACCGCATATAAGAGCCATTCCTATCGCACAAACAATCTCCGCAATCCGTATGGAAGCAAGGGCATGATTTTTTAAGGCACGGCATGAAATATTCAGCATAGGTATACTCGCCATAAATTGTTGCTGATGCTCTTCGTTCGCCATACACTCTATACGGACAAGGTTTAAGTTCAGTCATGCTCTTCACCTTCCTTCAACATCATCGAACCGCAGTGTGGGCAGAAGATATATATATCCCTATATTCCTCTGGGTCAATACATCCGCTCCCATCAATCACAAACCCGCACTTATCGCACTCCCATTCGTCATAAGGTTCATCGCCAATTTCAACCCAGTTGCCTGTCCGTTCTTGCCGTCCATCCTTCTTGCCTTCCTCATATCCAAGCTCATACGCCTTTTCAATCTGTGCCTGTTCCAAGTCCTGCATCTTCTGAATTTCAGCATCGGTGTAGGTGGGCTGTGCTGGTGGCAAGTCCTTTAGTTTTTCTATTGTCTCATCTCGCAGAATATAGATATCACCGCTAAGCACCTCAAGATAGCCAACACGATTGTTTATCACATCAATCACATCCGCTCTACTGATGGTGTCTGAGTTGTTCGGAATTTCCGAACAGTTCGGTTCTGGCTGTGCGGACGGCAACTTCATCACTTCTCTCCCCACTTGCAATGCACTGCGAATAGTCCTTCTATCACATATCTCAAGCACTGCCTGTCTGCTTATCATATCGTTTGACTTACGTTCGATTTCGCACGTATTTTCGCACGCATGCGTTTCCGTGCGTTCTTCCGTGCGTTTCAGCTGTACGGATGGCAGACTTTTTAGCACCTCTTCCGCTCCATTAATGCAGTCAAGTGCATCAATCGCCGCCTGTCTGTCAATACAGTCTTGAACCAATCTTAAACTATCTTGAACCAATTCGCCTTGACCGCAAGCAATGATTTCCGGCTGTGCTGATGGCAAGTCTGCAAAATGCTTACGCCATTTTTCATACTGAAATCCAAATCCATCTGCCACTTCTGTCTCAATGTCATCTATGGCCTCAATCGCATCCTGACGATAAATGATATCCTTACCATTTTCGTGATCGCACGAAGATGCTGCCTTTTTGCTGTCGGCAATGTGGTCAACAGTCGGCTGATCCAGGACAACATCTATCGCTTTCATAATTCCATCGCAAACAAGCTGCGTATCTCTGTCAGCAGTTTCGTAGCTATCAAACCCGGCAGACTTAATTCTGTCTGCGAATACTATGTCGAGTGCATCGCATATCGCCTGTCTGCTGATATTATCGTTACAATTTGTAACTTTAATTTTATCGGCAGTGTCTTTTATAGTGACAGATGGCAACTTCTTGATATCTCCCATAATACACGCCCAGACGGATCCATAGCCGTTGTACTTCATGCAGGCATCTATTGCCTTTTTTCTGCTGATTAAATCATCCATTTTCATCCCCTCCGATCAGCATATCCGGATGCCGCTTCAAAAGTTCTGCAATCGCTATCTCATGCTTATTTATCTGAGAGATGATATACCCGTCCATGACGAGCAGAGCAATCAGTGCTATGGCTATATATATCATTCGTCTTCCTCCAATCTGTTCTTCGCATCCGCATACTCCTGGGCCCGTGCCTCATCATCAAATGTTCCAGCGATCTCCCTGTTTCCGCTGTGATCCACCTCATTAACGTCCCGCAGGCGATAGACCTGATAGAATCTCTCACCGCCGGCATATGTGCTTGAGACTTTCCATTTACTTTTCATCTTCCATCTCTCCTTCCCACCAAAGTGGCATTGAATCCGCCAGATTCCACATCGCACCGCCAATAATGTTCGCCACTCCAAACAGGACCGCAAGCAGTCCGATTCCTGCGAGTATCAGTTTAATCATTTACACTTCCACCCTTCTCTTCGTCTGCTTCCGTCCTTCCGTGTAAAAGCAGCATCATGGTTGAGCGTTTCGATAGCGCCCCTGATTGTCATTTCTTCTCGATGAAGCTTCTTCTCAGCTTCATGTTTTCTCTTGTACTCAAGATATTCATCGCAGTGACTATGACACAGATCGTGACGATGGTCACAGCCTTTGCATGGCGCTGTGTACACCTTACTTCGCCTCCTGCTCCCTCTCGAACTTGATATGGTTGTAGACTGTTGACATCGAAGTGCCAAGCTTATCGGCAATCTCAGCCACCTTCATGCCATCCGACCGCATCTTAATAATCTGCTGGTGCAGGTTCGATTCGGTCGATTTTGTTTCCGTCTGGTTTTCCGTCTGCGGTTCGGTCGTATAAATCGCATGCGGAATCTCGACCGGCTGATTGATCTGGATGACATCCGGCACTGCTTCCGCTACCTCCAGAGCCATCTCCACCTTAGCGGAGAGCCGGTCCGCATATCTGATCTGACATTCCAGTCCCGTTGCACTCTCGTAATCACTGAGGGCGTCACGGATGACTTTGACTACTGCGTCACTTAATATCATTTGACGATCTCCTCCAACATATCCATATACTGATACGCCCTATGACGCATCTCCTCGTTGCTCCCACATATCCTGCCCAGAGCATCAATAACTTTGCGCCAGTCATCGTTGGTGTTGGTCATGTGCTCAAGGCTGTTTAGATAGATACGAGCGAGCTGTATTTCGTTATTTCGGTCCATTGATATACTCCATTAAAACGTCCCTGGCTGCTTCCCATCCGTAGCAGACCGCTGTCTTATACCCGAATGTGTCCAGTGCTGCCAGCCACCGTTTCTGTTCCGGACTGAGTCTGCCTCCCTTTGTCTTCATTTCGATAAAAAGCCCATGATGTCCATTCATGGGGACTGGGTAGAACAGATCCGGCACTCCACTCTTTACGCCGAGTTGTCTGTTCCTGATCAGCCAGCCTTGACCGCCAATGGACTCGTTCGGAATGTGAAACAAAAACTGAAGTCTCGGGTCTGTCCTGCACCACTGAATCAACTGTCTCTGTTCATCACTTTCAGTCATTTTTCCTCCGCGCCATTTTGATTGGTTTCGCAGAGGCATACGCACGGGGAGAAGTAAACTCCCCAGTGCTATGGCTCATGCTAACCAATGGTTGTTTTTTAACTAGCGAATCACGTGTCACACCTATATAAGGGGTTTTGTGACTCGTGACTCGTAAATCCACTTACTCGTCCGACCGGTTTTTTGTCTCGTGTATTTGATGCCACCAAACACGATTGAGTCCTCCTCGCGTCTGTGTACGACCTTCTGATCGCCGACCGTTGCGACTTCATAATCGGTCGCCGGCGTAAATTTGTTCCTGGCGTTGCTCTCGGAAATGCCGACAGCCTCCAGTGTAATAGCCGTGTCACCCGGACTGATCATGAGCAGGTCTTCAACCGTCTGGAACCAATCTGTCTTTTCCTTCTGATCCGTGCCGGTTCCTCGACCGCTTGAGCTTGAATCTCCGTATGTCGCAATCGCCAGATAGTTGTTATCATCGGTTCTGTGAATGGGATAATCAAACCAGATGCGCTGCGGTTTTGGCGGCGCAAACTCCCTGAGTGTGCAGCTGATTTCCCACCCGGTCAGAACCTCACATGCGTCAGAGTGGTCCTTTCTGTACTTATCTACAATACCGGCAGTATTCAGCTCGCGCATGTCGATGATGGCATCCGGGTCCCTTGCGAATACTCCAGAGCCGGAAGACCTGTCTGCTGCGTTTGCGTACTTGCCGGCAGCGCCTTTGCTGTGATGATGGCAATAGATAACCGACGTTTCCAATTCTGTGGCTACCTGGTCGAAGTACGAACAAAACTGACTCATCTCGGTGGCGTTGTTCTCATCGCCTGTGATGACCTTGTATATCGGGTCGATGATGACCGCCGCATATCCTTTGCCTTTAAATCTGTGAATCAGGATCGGAGCGAGCCGGTCCATTGGCACTGACCGCCCTCTCAGGTTCCAGATTGTGAGATTGCCGGTGTTTTGCGGTGTCAACCCGCGCTTGTCGTAGATCTCTTTGAAACGCTTGAAACACGAAGCTTCGTCAAGCTCCAGGTTGATATACAGTGCTTTTCCCTGTCTGCATTCGCGTCCGATCCAGCTGACGCCCTCAGCTATGGAAATAGCCAGATTAATGAGCAGGAACGATTTCCCGGCTTTACTCGGACCGGCAACAAGCATCTTATGTCCGACTCGCAGAATGCCTGGGATCAGTTCATCTTTAAGTGGTGGCATCTTATCCCAGACCTCAGCCAGCGTTGTGTCTGAAGGGAGGTCGTCTACCTGGGCCTCACGCCACTGGATCCATTCGTCGTATGACTTTGCGCCGATGTTTCTCTCGACGATGTACTGCCATTTGTCTCCGCGTTTTACGCCCGGGAGCCGGCTGAATCGGCTTTCGTTCTTGTCCTGCTCATCCGGCGTCAGTCCGTTCTTTTTGCAAAACTCATACAGTTCACGGACGCGTGACTTGTACTGCTGGGCGTTCTCCGCATCGACCTTGATGATTGCGTGCAGGCTCTTACCGCCGGAATTGATAAGAAACAGGATCGGCAGGTTCATCTCCTTGAGGAGCGCATACTGCTTTTCGATGCTGTCCTTATCCGATTCAACAAGGCAGTATTTGCGGCGGGTTACATTGTCATTGTTTTCGCCTTTACCATCCAGTGGATTGAATCGGACGTAAACGCCTGCATTTGCGTTGACAGTTCCAATCGCATTTTCAATGGAACCACCGCGGAGTTTCTCGATGATATCGCCGGCTGTTCGTCTGTACTGGGTCTGTGATGGCTTCCACCGACCGTCCTTTTGATCGAAGTAGAAACTTGTGCAATAACCGACGAAGTCATTTTCATTAAACAGGGTGGTGAAATACTCGAGCATATCGCCCTTTGCGTCGTAGTTATCGGGGATGCCTGGAACCTTTGAGTAGCTGACAAACGACGGGTCGACGATAATCTCATCCAGAAGCAGATTATGTATGTCGTAGTCGTTGTCATTCGCCGGCGGCGTGTACCCGTAGCTCGTTGCGATGTGGAACAGAGTGCCGCCGGTCACTTCGTCGCGCCGGAACGTTCTCCACTTCCTCTCGCACTCACCCTGTTTGTACTTTGTTCCGCCTCGGCTCCAGTCATCCCACACGGACCAGTCGGCGCCCTCGCGTTTGAGGGCCATACCGACCTTTATCCATTCATCGTAATCGCAGTCAGGCGGAATGGAATTTAGTAAGTTGTAGTCAATCATTCAAAGTTTCACCCTTTGAGGTACGGTAGATAATCATTATTGAATCGCACTCAGAATATGCTCCATGCGGAGTGCAGTACGTTGCGTATTTGATGTCGATGACATCTATGGCATCTCTGTTTTTCGAGAGCCAATCATTCACCTTGGCGCTTATTTCGCTTGCGCTTGCAAGCCTGAAGTAAAACATTTTAATCTGTATCATTCTTTCAACCTCCATGGTTTCCAACCTACCGCCGCAAGTGCGGACATTTTCTTGCTTGCCTGCTCAAATGTCCAGTCAACAGGGTCATATCCAAAACGCTTCAGCGTCCTGACCTGTTTCACCGTGGCGAGCCTCTGCTTAGATCGTTTGATCAGCGCGTCCATGATGACGCAGGCGTATCCCTTCGTGATTCCATCGGCGTCAACGCCGAATTTTTCAAGGGCCGCTATCTGCTTCGCTGTTGCGTCCGCTTCTTCCCATTTGAATGTCGGTTCATAGTCTACAAGTCCGATGTCTTCAATGACTGAAAACAGTTCAAGCGGGTTGACCAGCTTCGACTTCTTGCGTGCCTGTTTGTGCAACTGTTCTGCCAGTGCGCGCCTTCTAGCCTCCTCTGCATCTGTCACAGCGCCGAACAGGTCTATTTCTTCGCCCTCGGCCTTCTTAACAACTGCTTCGATGTCTTCAGTGCTGTCAGATACAAGTGACGCCGGTCTGCACAGGTTGTGCTTTTGCGTCAGCCACAGGAAGTCGAGGATCAGCAGGTTTTCCTTGCCCGGTGACAGCCTTGTTCCGCGTCCAATCATCTGGCAGTATAAACTTCGGATCTTTGTCGGTCTGAGTACAACAACGCAGTCGCAGGAAGGGCAATCCCACCCCTCTGTAAGCAGCATTGCATTGCACAGCACTGATCCGCGCGGAGCCTTGTCGAACCATTCAAGCGTTTCTTTCCTGTCTGTGCTGTTGCCGTTGACTTCTCTGGCGCCTGGAATCATGCCCGCCAGTTCCTGCGCGATACTGATCAGTGGACAGAACACGACGGTTTTTCTTCCGCTTGCCTCCGTCCTGATCGCATCTGCAATCTGAGGCAGATACGGCTCAAGCGTTTCGGCAATCGAATCAACTTGGAAGTCTCCGAGCGATATCTTCACGTCTGACATATCAATTTCAAGCGGTATCGTCTTGGCGTATATCGGGGACAGGTATCCTTCGGCAACGGCTGTTTTCAGCTTGTACTCGTAGGCGATGCCGTCAAAGTAGCGTGCCAGGCTCTTCTTGTCTCCGCGGTCGGGCGTTGCCGTGACTCCGAGGACCTTCGCCTCCGGGAACTGTTTTAAGACGTTCTGGTACGACGGCGAGATCGAGTGGTGCGCTTCATCGATGATGACGGTGTCGAACATGCCTTCGTAGTTTCGCCGGCACATCGTCTGCACGGATCCGACTGTCACCGTCTTAATGTCATTTTCCGATGATTTGATTTTGCCGGGCACGTCTCCAAACATGGAACTGTATTTGTCCCTTGCCTGTTCAATCAATTCATCTCTGTGAGCCAGGATGAGCGTCCGCCCGGGCCTCTGATTTGCAATGGTATTGAATACAACCGTCTTACCGCAACCAGTCGGCAGGACGAGCAGTTCGCGCTGCCATTCCTGCCACTTGTCATTGATTGCTTTTACTGCCTCGGTCTGATAGGGCCTGAGTTTAATTGAATGGGAGGTCAAGACCGTCCACCCCCTTGAAGTCTCCGCGCTTCTTCCATGCTTCTTCGTTCGCAGTCACAGCCGGAACTTTTGACGGCGGATAGAACTGCTGGACGCGGTTGAACTCGTTGCCGTTCGAACTCTCGACGGTTGTGATGCTGCACACGCCGCACAGGCCGTCAATCTTATCAAGGTCGATGCTTGCCTTGCCCTTCTCCGGCACCATGCCGATGCACTCGACAAACTGCCTGATTGCGAAAAGTGCTTTCTTATATACATTCAGATTATTTCTGACTGTTGCCGTTTTGATCTCTCCATCTTCTTCAAACGGAATCTCAAGGTAGCACGTGATCTGCTGAGTGTTCGGCGGCATCTTGTCAGACGTTGCATACCCATTCTCATGAGACGCTACGATGAAATGGTAGTCTCCGTCCGGAAGGACCTCAAAAGTATTGTCATCGAGTTCGAGATTGTTAATGTTAAATGTGTCAGCCATTGTTTGACTCCTTTCTTGCGCACTCTACGCAGATGGCTTTGCCGTATTTTGTTTTAGTTGCCAGTGCGATCTCTCTCGCGGTCTTTCCTGCCGCCGGCAGTATCGGTCTGCCGCATGACTCGCACATAATGGTCTCGTCTGTCGGTCTGTCTTTTGAAACTCTGACAGCGTCTACGGTTTCACCGAATGCAGAAACCTTCTTAACCTTCAGCGTGATCTTTTTGCCGCTCCAGTCCTCAATGTATGGAGTTCCCCAGACCTTTGCAATCATGTCGCAGTTGGTCTTGTTCAGGATCAGCGGCTTGACGTCTTCAACGAAGTGAGCGACAGTGCAATCCTCTTTGCCGTTCTGGTTCTGAACGATCTCGCGCTTTACTTCCTTAATTGTGACTGTTTTCTCTTCTCCCGGCTGAAACGCATACGAACCGAGATAGTTCGGATTTGTCAATTTCTTCCAATGCGTCTTATTCATCTCCGATCAACTCCTTATCTTCATAGCCTGGCCATTTGCCGGACTCTTTGCACTTGTGATAGATGCCAATCAGTTCTCTGAACTGAGCCATGCCTTCCTCGATAAAACCATCGTCGCAAAAGTACACACGCACGGCGTATGGCGGTTTCTTTTCCTGGGCGACGAATGCAAACCTGTGTTTTTCGAAGGTCTGCGCAAATACGCCCTCGGAATACATTGCCGCCTGGAGTTTGTAACCATACGCTTTGCATGACCGTTCAAAGTGCCCGTCTTCGCAGCTTGTTGTCGTCTTGTAGTCAACGATGTACTTTTCGCCGTTGTATTCTGTAAGACAGTCGGGTCTGCACTTGCACAGTTCCCCTGTCGCCCAGTCCGTCCACTCGATCGGCTTTTCATGGATTCCCGTTTTTAAGAGTGCCGCAGCGGTTGGGTTCTTCAAAACTGCTTCATTCATGTCCTCAATGATGGTATAATCAGAGATAGAGATAGAGGACTTTTCGGTTTCAGCTAATTCGTCCAGGAACATGTTCCAGCGCGCTTTACCGTCTTTGGTCCGCCGGTCAACTTCTGGAGCAAGGACGTAGGCTTTCCAGAAGTCCTCTGTCTCCAAAATGTACTTGTGCGCTGCTGTTCCGAAAGCCAGCGCCTGCGTTGGCTCCTCCTGATGCGTCACCGCATAAATATAGTGCAGTGGGCTTTTGCGAATCTCCCACAGCTCCGACCTGCGAACGGCGGGAATGTCATCATAGTTCATTTACTCACCTCCCTTTAATCGTACTCATCAATCCATTCACGGTGCTCCTCGGCGCACTTATCGCAGATCCACTCTCCATCAATCCTCAGGGCGATGTCTTCCTGGATATGTTCACCACAGATGGAACAAACAGGCCGTGAGTTTAACCATGTTTCCGCCTGTCTGTCATGCTCAAGGAAATCCTTATCCGGGTCACTGCTGTACATGTTTCTTACCTCCGAAGCATTCCTCGAATGTCATGCCGGTGTCGTCCAGAATCAGAAGCAGTACGTCCCACCTTGGAGCGTTGACGCCGGTGATGATGTCTCTGATCGTTGTACGGTGGACACCAAGGTGACGAGCATAAGCAGAATAGTTTCCGTAATGGAGCTTGATGTATTTCTCCAGATTCGGAAAGACGGCATTGCGGTCGATGTCATAATGTATCTTCATGGGATGCCTCCTTAAACAGCCATTCTTCTGGCTTCCCCGCCGTTTCAGCAATGACTTCCTTGATGGTTTTGGAAGTCTCCCTGCGTCCGTATACCGTCGCAATCAGCGTAACGTGGCTGATGCACGCCGCATCGCAGAACGCCCGCATGCTTCCAAAGTCATCGTAAATGGTCTTGTAGAGGTTCGGATACTTGACGGGATCCGTGGTCTTCTTTGTATAGCCCCTCGGCATATTAATCAGCCTCCCACGGCGCCATGCCCAGAACCTGCCGAAGTACCTTCGTCTCGATGGATGCGCTGTAGCTCTTACCGCGATTCTCGTTGTCTTCGTCGTTGATCATGCGTCTGATGATGCCCAGACGAACTTCTGCCTCCACTAAATCCTCGAGTCTTCTTTCATCGATTTCCATACTGTTCTCCTTTCTTGATTTCAGTTTCCCCAAATTGCCAACTGGTTTCGCCAGTAGTCGAAACTTATCGGCGCATCCGTGATGTCCGCTCCGTCAATTCCAACTACGATGATCGGACCATATAAAACGTCCCCCGGGATTTTGATATTCGGCTCCATGCCGTTCAGCTTCCCCATGTCATTGCAGATGATTGCGAAGTTCGCTCGATACGGTCGCACAACCTCGATGCACCCATTGACCTTTGTCTGGAGATTATCGAGACGGTTTGTAATCCGTGCGATGTGCCCCACTGGTTCCAGCGGTCGTTTGATAATGACCTTGATACTGCCCTCTGCTGCCATCAGCTTGCCTCCTTTTCATACAGCTCATTGACTCTGTTCCGCTTTGCTTCCTTGTAGACCACCTTCGCCGCCTCTGCATCCCGTGCGATCAGCATCTGCCGTTCCGTCCAGACCTCTAAATTGGCAAACGCCAGAGCGAGTCCGATACAGATCAGCATGAGCCCTCCAGAGCGATACGGGCGATGAGATACGAACATCTGGATAAGGCAGAACACCGTACCGAATCCGAAACCGCAGAACATGACGTCTGCAAGCTGATTGATAAATTTCATTGTCTTCATGACAGCGTTACCTTCCTTCCAATTCTGTTGGAGAGTATGCGAGCGATTGCGCTTAAAACTAATTTCTTGTTCATGGCCCCCTCCATTATTTGCTTATAGTGAATTTTGACGGCAAAAAAATATCACTCAGTTCACAGCCGTAAACCGTGCAGATCTCCATTAACTGCTGAGCCGTTGGAAAGGTCTTATAAGCCTCCCAATTATGGAGCGTTCTGGGTGTTACGTTGAGCGCCGTTGCTGCCTCTTTCAGCGGCAGGTTCCTGTTGATCCTGAGTGCCTTTAATGAAATCTTCACCTGTTTGTCACCTCCTTATCTGTTCCAATTTACAAAGCCGGTAACCACTTCTTTTGTGTCCATATCTTCGACATGGTATTCGAATGGCTGACTCCCGTAATGCTCTTTTGCCGATTCGATCGCCGCCTCATTTGAAACATAGCGACCACCGTAATCGGCGTACTGCCACTTAACTCTGCGGTTCGTTCTGCAATGCAAAATCTTTGCTTTACCGTCTGTGACCACGATCATCGATCTCCCTCCCTTTCGCTTTAAGCTAAATTCATTATATTTGCTTTAAGTGAAAATGTCAAGCATAAAGTGAAATATTTTTCCGAAATGTTGAAAATGTTTTCGCTCTGTGATAATATTATCATAAGGAAAGAAAAGGGGGTTACAATGATGGCTGAAGACATCAGAAAGGTTTTCGTACAAAATCTAAGGCGTCACATGAACGCACAGGGCAAAACACAGGCGGACATCGCACGGGCTTTTGGAATCTCCACTGCGACCGCACACGATTGGTATCACGGGGTTAAGATTCCAAGAGCAGACAAGCTCCATGCACTTGCCGAGTGGCTCGGTGTTGGTCTTGGTGACCTGCTCATGGAAAGTGTCCCAGAAAATGGACAGCAAATGTATTATCTTGATGACGAGACTGCACAGGTCGCTAATGAGATACTGAACGACTCCAATATGCGCATACTGTTTGACGCTGCCAAGGGCTCGGATCCTGAGGCGCTTCAAATGGCTGCGGCGATGCTTAAAAAGATGAAAGGAAACAATGACTGAAGATATTTACATCTATTTGGTGGATTTCCCGAGGGGAATTAAAGAAGCGGTAACACCCTGCTTTGGCGGTTATACGATTTATATCGATGAGAAACTGGACAGGGCGAGCCAGATCAAGGCGCTCGACCATGCGTTGACGCATATCAATAACGGCGATTTTGACAAAGATGCGACCGCCGACGAGATTGAGGCGGCGGCACATAAAGGAATGTGATTATATGAGAGCAGCATTATACGTCCGTGTCTCATCGGACAAGCAGGTCCGTGAGGGCGATTCCATACCGGCTCAGCTTGACGCCCTCAGGAAGTACGCAAGTGATCGGAAATACCGAATAGTTGGAGAATTTGTCGATGACGGAATCAGTGGTACTAAGCCCGACCGTGATGAACTCCAGAACTTGCTTAAATTGGTCGAGTCTGACCAAGTAGACCTAATTATCTGTACCAAAATGGACAGGCTTCATCGGTCGCTCCGCAACTTCCTCAACATGCAAGACATCCTTGACAAGCATAACTGCCACTGGAAAGCCATATTTGAACCCACATACGACACCTCTACGCCCCAGGGACGCATGGTAGTGAACATGCTGATGAACCTTGCAGAGTTTGAAGCCGGTCAGACTTCCGACCGTATCCGCCAAGTCCAAGCCTACAAGGTCCAAAAGCGTGAGGTCATCAGCGGAAAATGTACCCCAGGTTATCGCATCGAGAACAAACACCTTGTCGTGGATCCGGTCAAGGCGGATGCTGTCCGGCTCTGCTTCGACACTTTTCTGCGCACCGGCTCCCTCACTGCGGCGGGCAAGGCAGTGGAGGGCATGGGACTGCCACGTTCCAACAATGGCATCAAGCAGATGCTGAAGCGGGAAGTCTATACAGGCAGGGCATACGGTATTGACGATTTCTGCGAGCCCATCATTGACAGAGCAACATACGAGGAAGTGCAACGCTTACTACCGCTCAATGTCAAATCCAACACGCGGAAGGTGTATTTATTCAGCGGTCTGCTGAGATGTAAAGAGTGTGGATGCGTCATGGCGGCGTGGACAAGGGTCAAAGGTAAACGCAGACCCACCGCCCTGTACCGATGCCCTCGCCACTATCAACGGGTAGGTCATTATTGCGAGAATCCAAAACAGGTGACCGAGGCGGTCCTTGAACGGAAACTGCTTGCCATGCTCCCCGATCTGGTGGTCAAACAGGTGGAAATCGAGGAAGACAGAAAGCGTATCAGTGTGGACGTGGAGAAGCAGAGAAAGACCATCGAACGGAAAATCGACCGCTTAAAAGACTTGTATATCAATGAGCTGATTGACTTGGAAGAGTATCGGGCAGACAAGGAACGCCTGCTTGCCGACCTTGACGCACTGGAAGACGTGCAGAGCCCCTCTGAGAGTTCGGAGAACGCCCTTCTGGGGCTTGTAGGTATGAATGTGGCAGAAATATACCAGACTTTTGACAAGTCCGAGAAACGGCTGTTCTGGCGATCACTCATCAAAACTATCTGGTTCGATAGGGATAGGAATTTTTATTTTGATTTTCTGGGCAGTGCTAAATGAATTATCAGTCCTGTCTTGTCATTTAGTACGGGTCGTGCTATAATATCATCAGAAGCAGTTATTCTTTTTCATTTTTGCATCGTAGATTCATTTTTGTACCCTCCTTTCTTTTAGGTTTGTTTGTTTGCAGGAGAACAGGTTACCCGAAAAGCCACATGGTTGAGCCCCCTTCCATGTGGTTTTTTGGTGCAAAAAAAAATAAAGGGCAGTCCGAAGACCGCCCAATATCATTACTTATTCAATTTCCGCAAGATTGCCAGATGCGTCTGAACGCCGCAATATCCATCAATATCGATGCCGGCGTCAGCCTGGAACTGTTTTACGATCCGCTCGGTCGCCGGTCCGAAGCTGCCATCGACTTCGATATCATAGCCAAGGTCTTTTAAGCAGCCCTGTAACCATGATACGTGAACGTTTACGATCGGCTTCTTCTTGATATACCAAAGATAATGAATATCGATAGCTCCCTTGGTCTTTGCCAGAACCTTACCATCAACTTTAAGATTCAGCCCATAAGCCGTGTTTAAAGCGATCTGTAACGCCTTGGCATAATCGACTTTGGGATCCTTCGGCGCTTCCTTGGTTGCTTTGCTCGCATAATCTGGAAGACAGAACCCACGAAGATACCGCCAATCAATCTCAAATGTGCGGGTTGCTACGGCGTCCTGCCTGTTCCCCTCGATCGCCGTTATGTATCCATGACTGACGGAAATGACAAGCCCGACGTGATCCGCTTCGCCTTTGCAATCCCCGCCGTTGAGTGCCTGCCAGTCATACATGACAAGGTCGCCCGGCTGTGGAACATAGCTGTCGTCTTCCATCCATCGCTTATGACTCTTGTAGAGGTTAATCATAGCATTACACGATGCAGACGGATAAAAGATATCGCCCAGTCCCGCACGGTAACCCCACACCGAAACGGTCGCAGCACACCATGGATAAGCCTGACGCATCCAGTCGCCCATGCCTGGAATCTTGTTAAAGTCTTTAATGATCGCCGCATGACGTGCCGAATACTGCTTGGCCCCTAAATCCTTCTTTGCAATGTCGATGACTTTCTGTCGAAGCTGCTTTTCTGTCATTCGGTCGCCACCTTCTCCCCGTTCATAGCATTAACAGCCGCTTCAATAAGCATGTCTATCTGAGTATCGGATAAGTAAATGTTGGCTTCCTTCATCGCCTTGTATATCATATGGCGGGCGATAGCCTTCTTTTCCTCGCCGTGCTCTTCGATGACAGTCTGTTCGACCGCACGGACAACCGAATCAATGATGTCCACCGCCCACGCCCATTTGGTCGCTTCGATGCGTTTGAGCGTCTCGGAATACTTTTCTTTCAAAAATGGGATTAATTCCCTTGCAATGATTCCAAAGATAGCCACCACTAAAGCCATGCAGACGTTGAATACTAAATCATTAATCATGCTTATTACCTCCCATGCTATGCTTTACTCTGTCACGTTCCTCGGCCTTTTTAGCGTCGTTGAACCTCTCTGTAGTTCCTACTAAATATCCGGTGATACGTCTGATACGCTCAAACTTCACGCCTTCTCCAACCATGCCATTATGAGGTTTTGGATCCACAGCCATTACTCTTCCTCCTGTGTCACGACATGCGTGTAGCATTCATGCTTAATCGGATAACAGTTTGACGCGAACAGAATTGCACCGTGTTCTGCGAAGGTGGAAGTTGCGGCCCTTGAGAGAACCTCGTGGAACTTTCCTTCGCCCTTCAATCTTGCGGTCTGTTCGTCCTCATCGTAAACCCAGTAGTTTTCATGCTCAAATTCGCCTGTAGAAGTCTTACGGACTTCGGTGATGTAATATTGATACATAGTATGCTCCTTTCGTTATTCGAAAATTGGTATGCCGCCTGCGGGGTCAAGCAAGTAGACTTCGACTTTGTAGGTGCCATCTATGGTGAGAGAGCTTGAACTGTTATATCTTTTGCGAACTCTTATCCTACCGTCTGAGTAGAGCGTATCAACGTATACCCCATTACCAGCAGCTGTTGATGCTGTTGAAGTGGCGGCATAAATTCCGCTTGAGTTACATCTTGTATAAAACCGAGTGCCCACCGTTGTTGATGCCGCAGTAGTGGTATAAACCATAAAAAAATTGTCACTCCCGTAAAAGTAACCTGCGCGTTTTCCTGCTGTGTCCCTAACGCGTACATACACCCACTTGCTGTTCGTCCATAATTCACTATGCCCTGTTGACCATGTATCATGAGTCTGCGCCGTTGTGCCTGTAAAGTTTTCAATGGTATAACTCGTTTCTGCAATCTTCGTCCATGCAGATGAACCACCGCTTGACGGCACATTAACCGTCACACTCGAATATCCGTCAGCATTGTCGCTTGAAGCGCTGTATGTCCCGTTTGCAGTAATAGACTTTGTTGTCAGCGTTTTTTCAACATAACCCCCAGTAAAGGCTTCCCCATCCGCTCCATGCCCCGTATATGGCGAGAGCGTTCTGGCGGAGTTTGTCGTGTCCTGTGTCAAGTCCATCTGGGTGACCCCATTTAATATGATTTTTGATATTGCCATAGAATCACCCCTTTTATGCTGTGCGGATTAGCGACATATAGTTGCTGTTCGGACCTGTGGACGAAATCCTAACAAAAGCTCCGCCTGTAATTTTACTGCCGCTCAACGTGCCAGTTGCAAGGTTGCTGTCATTGGGATCTGGCGTCCCGTCGTTGTATACATATATTGTGCGGACGACAGACTTGTTGGAATCGTAGATACCGATATACGTCCATATGCCTGCCTTGTAAGAGAATGTCATGTTCGGGTCAATCGCTGTGTAGCCTGACAGATAATACCACTGTTGCGGAGTCTCTTGACCCTGACTATCAACGGCTGTATCCGATACACACTGCGTATAATCAATCAACTGCGTATTAAGCGGAATATTTGCAGGCTCATACCATGCAACACCATCAAGCTGTGCCAATGTAACCGTTTTACCGCCGTATGTGGTCGGCTCTGTCGCTGTGATAGCATCACTGATAAAACTACTGTCATAGTATGCTGTGATGGTGACATCAGTGCCATCCGAAAACTCGAAGTAAATACTATGCTGAGTTGCAGATGGAGTGCTTCCACCGCTTGCCGTTCCTGCGGTCTTCGTTCCGTCAGCCGTATAGAAATACTTGCCCTGCGCAACGTCCGAAGCCACCGCTGTAGTATCCGAAATATCAATCGCTGTGATTGTTCGAACCGTTCCGCCGTGGGAGTCTGTCGTGTCAACTACGGAAATCGCACCAGTGCCACCGCCCTGCCCCGTACCAGTCACCTGTGAGCCGTCCGCAAGATGCCCAACGTAGCCTTGCATGATGTGGTCGGATGAGGTGACGGTATCATTTGATAAGTCGATTATCGTTGACCCGTCACCCCGTACCACCTTATTAACATATTGATTAGGCATAAGTCACCACCTAACCGATTGTAACCGTCTGTCCGCCTGCTGAGTTATCCGCATAAGTAATCGGAATGGCTGCCATTGTGACCGCTGACAGATAGTCATATCCAGTGTCTGGCTGAATGGTCTGCTGGCTCCATGACGGTGTGGCGGATTTGCTCTGAGCGGTGATAGCCTCGCCGCTGTACGTACCAGTAACGCCCAGGATCTCAACGCCCGCCTTGATGTTTCCGGCAATGATCTTTGCCTGTTCCGATGTCGCAATCTGAACACTACCAGAACCATCATGAAACCCCTGTGGCACGGTGTACTGCCCCGCCTTGGTGCTGATCGTGCCGGAGACTGAGCCGTTGTTGGTCATCGTACCTGTCAGCTGAGCCCCTCTTGCGTGTGCCGTCTTCCCTGCCAGAATCTCGCTGACCGCCGCCGTATCGTCCGATGTGTCAGAATCGTAGGTGCAGCTGCCCGTGATCGGAGCGCCGTCCTTGCCGTGTGCGGTCACACCGCTGAGCAGGTCGGATGCCGTGACTGTATCCCCAGTCAGGTCAATGAGGGTCGTGCCGTTGCTTAAGACAACTTTGGAAACATATTCATTTGCCATTAGATAATTCCTCCTATGTAGACGGTACGTCCGCCGTCTGGATTGGATACAGATTCTACCTGTATCGGGTTCACTTGGATATCAGTAACAACAACCTTTTGAGCAGTCTCAAGCGTGCGACCTACGAAATCAGGATCCACGACCGTATCACCCGTATAGAATGGATAATCGCTCTTGACCACTTCCGTAACAACGCCGCTTTCGCCGTCCTGTGCAAGGTCTAGCGATAAATCACCATCAAGCGCAAGTTCAAGCGACAGATCACCGTCTAAAACTACTGTGCGATAATCAGCAATCATTTAGATCACCTCATTCTTAAGATTCTCCGATATAATGATATGGGCCTTTTCACTCGCTCCACGTGTGCCGCTCTCCGTCAGCCAATTAAGCTGTGTTGTAATCGACTTATCAAGGCTGAGGGTCTCCGCCTGTGTGAGCGTCCATGAGATTGTAGACTCTCCAACAGTTGCCGTTGTCAAATCCCTCTCAATGACAACATTGCCCCGCTCTTTGATGGTCAGGTACGCTTCTACAATGGTTGAAGGGTCGACCACTTTAAAAGAGTATTTAATTGTTGGAGTGGTGCAACTAATAATATTCATTTGCTATGTTCTCCCTTCAGATGCAGATCCTCTATCTCTTCCTTCATCTTTGTGATCATTCCATTTCCGGCTAATGCGTGATATGCGTCATACATTTCGCCGAAGTTCTGGTATGCGTAACTTGGAATGGACCCCGCCGCAACATACTTGTCGTGGTACTCGATCAGCTGGACCCGTAACAGTAACATCGTGCCGCGTGCATTGGCGTCACGCTCTTTTTTCTGGTCTTTGAGTAGCTTGATAATGTACCCGATGAGGAGCGGAAGCAGGACAGAATAGATTGATAAAATGATCTCTCTTATCATCACTCCTCGTCCTCCTCATGTTCATAGCACTGGAACATCAGCGGCAACCCCTTAGAACTAAAAAGGATCGCCGAATGTTCTGGATGCTCCGACACCGCCGCATTTGCCAAAATCTCATGATATTTCGACTCGCCCTTAAGCCTTGCCTTTGTGTCGTCCTCGTCATAGAGCCAGAAGACATTATGTTCAAACTCGCCATTCGCTTTTTTGATGATTTCTACAACGTAGTACTGAAACATTACTCGCTCACCTCTTCCTGTGACTGATTATAAGCCTCAAGGTCGCTCTGATACTGCTGTCGCTCAAGCTGTTTGAGTTCAGCAAGGAATTTTTCAAACATGTCCGCAACGACAAAGGCTGGAAGATTAGAATCGTTAACAGCCTGTGTGATGGCCTGCCTGAGTTCTTCTCTGATTATTGTTACTGGCTTATCCATAAGATGCTCCCTTCTTAAACCACTGGAAACGTACAATTAAAATACAGTCGCCCTGTGGATGTCGTATCAGATATCAACATTACTTCAATTACGCCTGTCGTATATATCCTCATACAGCCAACGGCGCCACCGCTCATTTTGACGCATGGACAAAATACTGTGGATGTTGGCCTTGTTCCGACTTTTAAAGTCCCAATCTGCGTATTATTTGCATGTGCGACTGCTGGACCTCTGTAACTAAAAGAGCATATTCCAGCCGAAACAACGCAATGGTACTGTTCTGGCGTATGTCCGCTTGACCACTGGGGCGTGTAGGATGTAACCGCCCCCGCTTCAACTGTATCCATGGATTTGACTTGCTGCCCCGTACATCGCCCAGATCGCTCAACATAGAAAGCCGTACTTCTGGCAGACTCCGACGTTCCGTTTCCAACCGAAAACAGCCCCGCCTTCGACACGTCATTATATTGTCCAACAACAAATGCTCTGTTTGACGGAGCATTAACATAATATCCGAAAGCGTGGGAATCACTTCCATTGGCGACAGCACAATAACCGCAAGCTGTGGAGCGGTTTCCTTTTGCAACGCTTCCGACACCTCTTGCTAAGCTATGACTTGCATCCGCTTCGCAGAAAGAACCCACAGCTATAGAATAAGGCCCTCGGGCATTGGAGTAACTTCCGCCAACCAATGATGCAAACCCGCTCGCATTTCCGTTATACCCTATGGCAAGAGACATAGGACCAATGACAGAGTTATCCATGCGGCGGCCAAGCGTATAAGCCTTAGCAAGGTTGCTATTAGTGGTATATGTTATTGCCACGATTTCGCCGCCCGCAAGGGATGCCGTATCAGTCAGAGTTACGGTCCTGTCTCCGTCAAACGTATAAGACGTGGTTTCGACATCATCAATGGTTACCGACACTATTTCCGTTGCGAGAATGGCGAGTGTAATAGTGCCATTGCCGTCATATACTTCTATAGCAACAAGTGTTGCGCTCCCGCTTTTATCGCGCAGATCGCTTATGTGAAAATATGTGTAACCACTGAGGTCAACCGCCTGCATACTGCGATAGTCAAAGTCAAGATGCGCATCGGTCGTTTTACCAATGGTCGATTGTTCTGCCCCAAAAGTTGCCAACTCATCCAGTCCATCCCTAACCGCAATACCGTTGCTTCTCGCAAGCAGATTACCGCCCCCATTTTCAGGGTCAGCTAGAAACTCCTCTTGTGGAATCTCTGTAATGTGTGCGCCCGTGTCCGTTCCTTCTTGAACGTGCCAAAAATACTGATTGGTGTTGCCCGCAATCTTCGCCGCACCTTCCGCAATCTTCCTTACGGTCTGGACAACCTTATTGACTGCCTTGACGCCCTCGACCGCTTGAGTTGCCACCCTGTCATCTGTCGGCGGCGCTGTCGCATTGCCTACCATAAACGCACGACCGCCCGATACTCTGACCTGTACCGTATCGCCCGCCTTAGCATTAATGGTCAGCTTAACGGGGGTCTCATCAACGCCGCCTGGAATGTGCACCCATGCGATGCCGCCCTCGATGCGGCGGACCGTGGCAGATGTATCGTAAGCACTTGTCTTTCTTTCCGACTGCTTTAGCGCCGCCATTAAGCTCTCAAGGATCCTGTCCTGTCTCGCCATCTACATCACCTCGCTTACTTTCTCGGAAGTCCTTGCGGAATATCCAAGCGTTATGTTCTGCGACTCAATGCGGAAATCGCCCACAAGCTCCTGCTCCGGATAGTGAAGGGTCACCACGTCCCCCGGATAAACCTCCGGCACATACCGCCTATCATAGCTGACTTCTTTCTGAACTCTCTGGAGCTCCTTCAGCCGTCTCTTAGCATATGCTCCAATCGACTCACCGCTTGCAAGGTCGCAGTCCGTCTCAACGTTCCAGACCTCTCTGCCACGGTTCTCGATCGAGAGCGGAGATTCTGCGTCATCGTCTCGCACAACTGCGCTGAAGTCATCGCAGATACACATGAGGACGTTTGGACAGCTGTACCAGTCTTTAGTGACGGAGAGTTTTGTCTCCAGCACATCAAACTCAAGCGGGTCAAACGTGACTGCCGATTCTGTTGGTTTTGGCTCGACCGTAATCTCACCGTTACCATTAATGCGCAGTCTCCAGTTGATCGCCTCCAGAATCTTCCAGACCATGGAGAGGTTTGTCTCCCCGTCTTCTGCGATGAGCGGAGCGACAAGTGTTGGAGACTCGCCCTCAACCGATACAGGCGCAGGCGATACACTGAGCAACCTTCCAACAATCTGCGCTCCAGAGCCGCCCTGCGGTGCGTACCATCCACGAGGAAGAGCGATATCGTCACACGGTTTAAGCACTGAGTAACAAGCGACCGAATGGCTGACCGCTCTCCCGTCAATGTCTCTGTCTGGACTGGTTGCCAGACCTGTAAAGATTGGCACGTGAGCATGTGCGCCGCCTTGGTCAATGTCCATGTAGATACGCACATATCGCTCACGCGTCTGGTCGTATCGGTTGCATTCCACATCTGCGGACTGCATAAGCCCATCAGACGAGCGGCTGACCTTGCCGCCCGTGATCTTGATGGTTTCCGTGTCTCTCCATGAGGACGGGTCCACGATGGACATGTAGAACCTTGAGGAATAACCCTTGCTCCAATCCATGTTTAACCCTCCTCATGCAGTGCCTGCCACTCGGCAAGCGTCATGCCGTCATAGCCCTCAGAGTCAACTCGCGTTATTGACAGGCTGAATGATGGAATCTTATGACCGTTGGA